TAGTCTCTGTTATCTCGGTAATGGGATTACATTGGCGGGGGCTAATGGTAAGATTCTCCGTTCGACTAATTATGGTGCAACCTGGACTGATCTTGGGCAGCAGTACAGCCAGACGCATATTATTAGTCTCGGCTACCTAGGTAGTGGAGTTGCTCTAGCGGGAACAGCAGGCGCATCAAGTGATGGTCGAATTCTCCGGTCGATTGATTTTGGCGCAACTTGGACCGATCTCGGACAACAAGCCAACCAACCATATATTTCAAGTTTCTGTTATCTTGGCAACGGGATTGCTTTGGCGGGAACATCGCCTGGCGGCAACATTCTCCGGTCGATTGATTTTGGTGTGACCTGGATTGATCTTGAGACACAATATAGTGAATCCGTTATTTGGAGTCTGTGTTATCTTGGTAACGGAATTGCTTTAGCGGGTTCTGGTGCGCACGGCAAGATTCTACGTACAGTGGTTTTGGAAACAGGTGTTGGAAGTTCGGCAGGGGCAACTGGCCCAATTGGTTCAAGTGGACCGAGTGGCCCAAGCGGACCGAGTGGACCGCAAGGCGATATTGGCCCGACAGGTGCAGGCGCGACTGGTGCGACTGGTCCTTCCGGCCCGAGTGGCCCGAGTGGCCCGAGTGGCCCGAGTGATGGGCCCACAGGTCCAACAGGTCCGAGCGGCCCGAGTGGGCCAAGCGGCCCGAGTGGACCACTTGGCAATGTTGGTGCAACAGGCGCAGGTGCGACGGGTGCAACTGGTCCTTCAGGCCCGAGTGGCCCCGAAGGACCGAGTGGTCCAAGCGGCGGCCCCACAGGTCCGAGTGGACCGAGTGGCCCCCAGGGTGACGTTGGTGCAACCGGCGCAGGTGCGACGGGCGCAACTGGCCCTTCGGGACCGAGCGGACCGAGCGGACCGAGCGGACCGAGCGGACCGAGCGGATCGAGCGGCGGACCCACAGGTCCGTCAGGACCGCAAGGCGATATTGGACCAACAGGCGCAACAGGTCCGACAGGACCTCAAGGCGACGTTGGCGCAACAGGCGCAGGTGCGACAGGCGCAACTGGTCCTTCGGGACCGAGTGGCCCGAGCGGCGGGCCCACCGGACCAACAGGTCCTCAAGGCGATCTCGGTCCAACAGGCGCAACGGGTCCGACCGGACCTCAAGGTGACGTTGGTCCGACAGGCGCAGGCGCGACGGGCGCAACTGGTCCTTCGGGACCGAGTGGCCCGAGCGGCGGGCCCACCGGACCAACAGGTCCTCAAGGTGATCTCGGTCCAACAGGCGCAACGGGTCCGAGCGGACCGCAAGGTGATGCTGGCGCAACAGGCGCAGGCGCGACAGGTGCAACGGGTCCTTCGGGACCGAGCGGCCCTTCAGGACCGAGCGATGGACCTACGGGTCCGACCGGACCTACCGGCCCTGATGGTCCAACGGGTGCGACAGGCGCGACAGGTGCAACAGGGGTTGGGGCTACGGGCTCCAGCGGGCCGAGCGGCCCGAGCGGTCCTTCGGGGCCAACAGGTCCAGATGGCGGGCCTACTGGACCAACAGGTCCGACTGGTCCTACTGGTGCAACGGGGGCGGGTGCTACTGGCGCGAGCGGTCCTTCGGGGCCGAGCGGCCCTAATGGTGCAACGGGTCCTTCGGGACCAAGTGGTCCTTCGGGACCAAGCGGCGGGCCTACAGGTCCGACAGGTCCAACAGGGCCCAGTGGTCCTTCGGGGCCGGGCGGCGCAACAGGGGCGACGGGGGCGACAGGCCCGGGCAGTCCGGCTATTATTGCGGACACGACCTACTACATCTCTACGACTGGTAGCGATGTCACCGGCGACGGATCGACTGGTTCCCCGTGGGCATCCATCAAACATGCGTTGGATGAACTTGCCAACTCGACGATTAAGACCAGTTCGATGGTCACGATCTACTTGAAGGATGGCACCTACACGCAAACCCAGCCGATCACCTTGGAATACCCGTATGCGAATCGTATCACGATTTCTGGTGAGAACTCCTACAACAAGACAATCACCAGTCTCCAATCCTCTTCCGGGGTGGCTCCCAACGTATCGTATGTAGTCAATCTTAATAACGTGGATAATGTTGCGATAAATGACTACGTTTTGATTCTTGCTCCGACTGGTACGAATCCTCTCTATGTTGCCGGCATTCACAAGATCACAAATGTGGATACAGGTAACAAGCGGATTACTTTCACGTCAAAGAGTCGCAAGTCTACTGTCACAACCGCCCTAACAGGCGGGACAGCGACGATCATCAAAGTAATTTTGGACTTCAGCGGCGGCGCATACAGTGGTCTCTTCTGTCCATACCGCCATCAATTCACAATCACCAAGATTGTGATCGCGGGCGGAACTTCGGCGGGGACAATTGGTATTGACGCGACCACGGGCGGTAGTTTGAATTGTGCGACACCGTTTGGTGTTTACGGCTTTGAGTATGGCATTGCATCCTATGATGGCGGCTCCGTCCAGCTTAAAAGTTGTGCTATTGAAGCCTGCAATTTGTATGGACTCTACACGGCAGGGGGCACAGTTAATGTTGTGTCTGCTGTAATAAACGGTTGTGTGAGTTACGCCGGGATCGCTAACTATGGTGGCTATGCTGATGCCGATGGTGCCATCATCGTTGGGAACCAAAATGGAATCCGAGGCGGCGTGCTAGGTGGATTCGGTATGGTCGGCGGAACGATCATTGGTACAGTGGCTACTGGAATCACGGCCGTGTATAACGGCACTGTGTTCACGAGTGGCATCACTCTCACCAACAATACCACCAACTCCTCACCAGCGGATGGTGTGGAGGGGGCTACTGGTGGCTGGGTGTTCATCAATTAGGAGGGGTCATGCAACTCATAATCAAGAATGAAATTGTGATTTGCTGGCACGACAGAGACAATGCCAAGCCGTCTGACTATCCAGACTGCGAAGTGGTGTTCTACACTGGCACGCAACAGATACCCCCTGCCAGCATCAATCCGCGTTTTGATACGACGTTCCCCGATCCGAGAACACAGGCTGAAAAGGATGCGGCCTATCAGTCGCAGAGACAGTTTGCCTATCCGACGACTGGCGATCAACTGGACATGCTGTTTCACGCGATCAACGGTCTAGCCTCCAACAACCCGGTCAAGGCCGGGTTGTTGGATTGGTTGGCCGCGATCGCAGGTGTGAAGACTCAATTTCCGAAACCTTAGTTTGAGGTGACAACATAGACACGGTAACAGAGACGAAGATGTGTTCGCGTTGCGGTGAGGAAAAGTTACTTAGTCAATTTGTTCGGAATCGCGCCTCCAAGGATGGCCGACGCCCAGATTGCAAGGAGTGCTACCGAAATCATCGTGGCTATGAAAGACGCTATCGTCGTCGGACAGAGGAGGTTGTTCCCGAAGGGACAAGACGGTGCCTTGACTGTGGTGAGTTGAAAGCTGTTGAACTGTTTGACGTTCAACGGCTTAAGCGCGGGAAGACTTATAACACGCCCTACTGCGCCGAGTGTCGACGCGCCCGTGCCAACCAAGCCTATCGCGAAGATTCAATTACTCAATGTGCAGCGATACGAGATCACTGCTATGGGTTGGAGCCGGGCGAGTACGAATCGCTGTTACAACATCAGGGTGGTGGGTGTTTTATTTGCCGGAAAACACCAGAGGAAGTTGGCACGCTTTCAGTCGATCACGATCACGCATTAGGCGAGATTCGTGGACTACTGTGTCACAGGTGTAATCACGGCATCGGTAATTTCAAAGACAACCCTGCGTTACTGCGAACCGCCATCCTGTATCTTGAAGGTCACTATGAGCAAATTCCGCTTTCATTTCGTCGGTCTCCCCCACACGCAGACGAATAATTCGCATTCAGCTTGTGCCTTTACTCAAAAGATTCTTCACGGGATTCAAATGCTCTCGTCACTGGGGCACGAGTGCTTTCACTACGGCGTTGAAGGTAGTGACATTGGTAAGTGGTGTGTGGAAGACGTGAACGTGATGACACACGCCGAGCAAGAGGGATTCTTTGGTCCCTATAATCCCGACGCCCTTTATGATGTACAATGGACATCAGATGCCCCCTACTGGAAGTTGCTTAACGAACGCGCGGCTGTCGAGATCAACAAACGGAAGCAACCTCGCGACTTTGTTCTCATTATCACCGGCAACCTAAGCCTGCCATTGGTAGAGGCTGTTGAAGGCGACGTGATGGTGGTGGAGTACGGGGCGGGTTATAATGGATTGCTGCCGAGAAAGCAAGGACGCTACCGTGTGTATGAATCCTATTCGCATCAAGCCAAAATCTGGGGCGCAGAGGGCGGCTTTGATCCTGATGGCTACTGGTACGATCGGGTAATACAAAATTACCTCAATCCCGAAGACTATCCGCTGCAAGTCAAGAAGGATGACTACTACCTATACCTCGGCCGGTTGGTGAAGCGGAAGGGAATACACATTGCGGTCGAGACGTGCAAGCGGATTGGGGCAAAGCTCAAGATTGCGGGACAAGGATGCACCAAAGTCGAGCGGATAGAAGGCGGACAACGCATCCACTGTGCAGATGGCGAAGTCTACGAAGGCGACTTGGAGTACGTCGGCTTCGCGACAGGCGACAAACGGGCCAAACTCTACGGCGGGGCCTTAGCGACCTTCATCGCTACGACGTACACAGAACCCTTTGGTGCAGTTGCCGTCGAGTGTCAGTTCGCTGGAACACCGGCGATCACCACTGACTTTGGAGCTTTTCCTGAAACTGTGATCCACGGCAAGACGGGCTTTCGCTGTCACACGCTCAACGAATTTGTGTGGGCCGCGAAAGAAGCGCCGAAGTTAAACCCCTACGTCATCCACCAGCACGCTGTTGCCAATTACTCAATGAATGTGGTGCGTTGGAGATACGAATCGTATTTTCGGCAACTGCAAGACTTGTGGGGCGAGGGTTGGTACGCCCAGCACTCGACACCTGATGCTCATTGGCTGCGGGGATACTCGCAACCGTAACTTACATCCTTGTTGTCGTATAGGTGACTTATGCCACTTGACGCTACTTTCTACGGCGGCTTAGAGGAGGCAATCGCCTACTTCGACACACGGCTTCACGAGTTTGCGTGGAGTGCCGCTTCGACCAAGGACCGGACCAATGCCCTGATTGCGGCCACTCGCCTGATTGATGGGCTGGCTTTCAAGGGCGACAAGCACACGGTCTGGGTGATTAAGCAGCAATCTACCGAACCGACCGTGGCCCAGACCCGGGCGGCCGAGGCTGCTCAAGTTCGCGAGTTTCCGCGCGGCGCAGACATAGTGGTGCCGGAAGACATCCGCCGGGCGAGCTATGAGATCGCTCACAGTCTGCTTGATGACAGGGATGCGGAACTTGAACTTGAAGCGTTGATGGTGACGAGTGTGGGCTACGGGGCTGTGCGAACCTCTTACGATCGCAGCATGATACCGACTACTCATTTGGTAAATTTGGTCCCGAATGCGTTGGCATGGCGATTGCTCTCGCCCTATCTTCGCGATCCTGACGCCATCAAATTGTCAAGGGTGTCATAGCCCGCTGCACTGGATCGAACGTGTAGTTCGATCGCCCTACTAGCAGGCCAGCATCGCTAGGAAGAGTCGGTCGACGAACCGGTCCGAAGGCCAATTACGACTCTGTTTAACTAGGCTGGGTGAGGATTTCCAATGTTGTTTGATCTGTATCGTTCGCGTGCTCAATTCTCTTGCTTCGAGGGCGAAGGTGCCGCTGGTGCGGCCGTGGCTGGAGCGGCTGGTGCTGGCGCGGCTGGTGCTGGCGTGGCGGGTGAAAAATCTACGTACACCCAGGACGAAGTAAACGCATTCCTGGCTGAGGACCGCCGGAAGCACCAAGCCCAACTCAAGGTACAAGAGACGAAGCTGCAGGATACTCTGAAATCCAACACTCTTAACGAGAGTGATCGCAAGTCGCTGCAAGAAAACTTGGCCGCAGTCCAAGGGCAGTTGCGATCGAAGGAACAGCAAGCCGCTTTGGAAAAACAGGAGTTGGAATCGTCGTATCAGGCGAAACTGACAGCACTGGAGGAGACATCGCGCGGTTGGGAGTCGAGATACCGTGACTCTACTGTACAGCGATCGCTGCAAGATGCCGCGATCAAGAATGATGCCTTTAGCGCATCTCAAATCGTCACGCTGTTGAAGCCTATGACGAAAATGATTGAAGAGATGGACCCCATAACGAAGCGATCTAACGGATTTAAGGTTGTCGTCGAAATGCCCGGCATTGATCCCAAGACCGGTGAGTCCACTCTCTATGTTCATACACCCGAAGAAGCGGTCAAACGGATGAAAGAGTTGCCGGAGTACGGCAATCAATTCAAATCCGGCGTGGTCAGCGGAATCGGAGCAGGATCGGCAACCGGCGGCCTTGCGCCGGGTCAGAGTGGTCGTATTGATGTTGCGAAGTTGACTCCGCAACAGTATCGGGAGCTTCGCGCGAAGAACCCTGAGCTTCTCGGACTCCGGCCTCTTAAGGCCAACCGCTCGTAACGTCTCACCAGGGGTTTGTCCGTTTGATGGCCGCAGTCGCGGCCCGTTTCGTTTCTTGACAAACCGAAAGGTAAACACATGAAGACTCTGTATCTGTCCCAGGCCCAATTCGCTTGCTTCGCCAACGACAACGACGCTTACGTTCCCGAGCAGTGGGCGAACGAAGGCTTGGCCATTCTCGAAGAGAATATGGTCATCGCGAACCTCGTCCACCGCGACTTCGAGTCGGAAGTTCGCAGCTACGGCGACGTGGTGAACACTCGCAAGCCGGGAACTTTCCGCATTCGCCGTAAGAAGGACGGCACTGCGCTGACGCAGCAGGACGCAAACGCTACCAACGTGCGCGTGCCGTTGGATCAGTGGATTTACAACAGCTTCGTCATCAAGGATGGCGAGGCCAGCAAGAGCTTCCAGGACCTCGTGGACATCTATCTGCGCCCTGGTATGCAGACGATCGCCCGCGCCGTGGACCGCGCGGTTCTCGGCCAGGCTCACAAGTTCCTCGCGAACAAGGTCGGCCGGCTCGGGAATCTGACGAGTGCCAACAGCAAGGACTTCTTGCTGGAAGCTCGCGAGAAGATGAACGTCAACAAGGCCCCGGCGGACGGACGTAATCTCGTTCTGGCGGCTACGGCGGAGACGGCGTTGCTGAAGAACGAACTGTTCCTCAAGGCCAACGAGCGCGGAGACGGCGGGACGGCGTTGCAGAACGCTACCCTCGGCCGCATCCTTGGGTTCAACACCTACATGGACCAGAACGTCAACAGTGTGGCGGCTGTTAGCTGTGACACTGTGATCGGTGCAATTGACGAAGTTTCTGGCTATGCCGCTGGCGAAGCTGGTGAACTGACGGTCAATGGCTTTACAGGCGCGCGTGCGGCCAATGAGTACGTGACAGTGGCGGGCGACGATCAGCCCACCTATCTCACGGCTACTTCGGGCGCTGGCACCCCGGTCGGCATGACGCTGAGCGCCGCGCTGAAGTACGCGGTTGCCAATGACGCTGTGGTCACAGTCTACAAGGCGTGCGCGGTCCAGGGCGGCTATGCGATTGGCTACGCAGAGTCCATCGTTCTGGATGGTTGGACTGTTGCCCCTCAAGTTGGTCAGTTGGTCGCGTTTGGCACCGGCTCTGCTCGCCGTGTCTACACGGTGATCGAGTCGTGGCTTAGCGCCAGCACCACGGATCAGTCCGTGATCCTGGATCGTCCGCTGGACGTTGCTTTGATAAATGACCAGGCGGCGTTCCCCGGCCCTGGCGGCTCGCTCAACATGGCGTTTCACCGGGATGCCCTTGCCCTCGTCACGCGCCCCCTGGCTGTGCCGAACAATGCGATGGGCGTCCTCTCGCACGTCGGTGTCTACAACGACATCGCCATGCGGGTTTCGATGCAGTACGACATTCAGAATGGCGGCACGGTTGTCAATCTCGACATCCTGGCCGGTATTGCCGTTCTGGATACCGACCTGTGCGCAGTGTTGCTTGGCTAAGCAATCCTGCGTCCTGAGCGCGTAATCATGTCTCCCGCCCGGAACTGTCCGGGCGGGAGACTTCTCACGCCTCGCAGCAGAGGAGATACGACATGGATTTGTTGTTTGCTCAGATTGATTTTGGTGAGGCCATCACCGTCTTGCGACAGTATGGACCGCTCACCATTGTTGTGGCCTTCTTCCTTTGGCAGGGGTGGCATCGCGAGAATCGAATGTCGGCGCGAATCATGAAGTTAGAGGACGATCACAAAAGCATTTTGCTGCCACTGGTGGTGAAATGCACGAGGGTTATTGCTAAGAACACCTTCATCATGCGTCGGCTGGAGCAGGCGATGAACGAGAGATGGACATGCAAGGCGAGTTGCCTGAACCAAGACAATAAATAGTGGTAGTGCCATGAGCCAGAAGTTTCTCAATCGTCAGATTCAGGTTGCTCTATACAGCCTTAAGAGGCTCTATGGCGGGGCAATCGTTATCTATCATCTCGTCTCCTCGGAGGCCGACCCGCAAACTGGTGTGGCCGAAGTCAAGACGATTGCAACACGAATTTCTCGTGCGATCATTCTGCCCGTCAAAGTGACGCGAGAGGTGGAGCGAAATATCTCTATTATCTCGGCCAATAAGCAGATGGTCATGGGTGGCTCGCACGAGGGTGGTAAGCGTGTCTTTATCATTGAGCGGCGCGACGCTCCGAATCTCGTGTTGGTGAAGGACGACTGGCTTGCTTACGAAGGGGCCAAATACGCGATTGAGTCGATTGAGGAATACGAGTTCAAGTCTGCTTGGGTCATTGTGGCCAAACATCTTGCTGGCGAGACTGCTTCGTCTACGACTCTGGTTCAATCGCTTGAGGCGTCTGACCAACTGCAAGTGTCTCAAAGTGGAGAGGAGGGCTAAGTCATGCCGGCCAATCCTAATTGGGCACGTTGGTTGTTTGCGTCAACGGCTGCCTATTTGAAGCAGATAGCTGCACAAGAGAATGTGGCCGCCCTTGTGGAAGGGCTGGATATTCGCACGGATGCACTCATGTCGGCCACTGATCTGGCAGAAATCAGGTTTACAGGCCCCTTTAGTCGTGAGTTGAGTCACAACTACTACGAACTGAAGTTCGACATAAACGTGCTGATTTCCAGCCGCTACGGTAGCCAGGAGAAGAATCGGTACGAGTTCACACGTATCGCCGGCATCTTTCACGAAGCACTTGACAGTGTGATTGCTGTTTACAAGTGCGGGAACATGCCTGGCGACGATGCAAACGCTCTTGTTGGGTGCTTGTCACCCTTGTCTGGCCGGAACGACGCAGTACGGGTCTTCCATTTCGGCCAAAATAATCCGACTGACGGTCTTCGTCAGTCAATGGTGGATGCCCGTTATCGGATGGAAATCAACGACACAGAATAAGCCTAACAGGAGCCATTTCAATGGCCAGAATCGAGCTTAGAGATACTGATATTGTGCTGCAAGACGGTCTTAGCGGCACGGCGGCGATTAACGAACCGAGCACACCCCCGACCGTAATGGATACCACGTTTGCGGTCGATACGGTTGTGCTGAACTCTACTATCACGGATAAGATTCCGATTGGTGCGCGGTTTACGATTGCCGGCGAGACGGATGCGGATGCCGTTCACACGGTCACCGGCCGCACCCAAGGCACGGCAGCGGGTACTAACGCGAAGCAAAACGTCAGCCTGGACGCCAGTAGCCCGGGTGCGCCGACCGGCGGCACGTTCACTCTGACGTGGGGCGGTAAGACGACTGCCGCGATTGCCTACAACGCCGCCACTTCGGCAGTCAAATCGGCTCTTGTGGCGATGGACGACGGATACACCACCGATGACTGGGCGGTTACGGGTGTTGCCGCCGCGTGGGTGGTTGAGTTTGACGGGGCCTTGGGCGATGCCCCGCGAGCGCTCATTACTGGCAATGGCACAAATCTCACCGGCGGTGGTGGCTTGATTCAGACCATAACCGTGACGAATAACGTGGTCGGTGCTGTGCCGGTAGCCACAACGACGACTATTGACATCGTGTTCTCGCCTGCTCTCGGGGCCGGCACGTATGCAGATGGCGGGGTGGTTACGTTCCTGCCGCAGGAGTTGGAGATCAAGGTCGGCGACGGAAATCTGACCTACAGCGAGAAGATGGAATACGAGTATCTGCTCGATCGGGGCGACCTGGATTCTGTGCGTGAAGGCAAACAGATTCCGATGGATGTCAACATCGAGTTCGTGTATGAGCACATCACGCAAGGGACCGGCGAGCCGGTCAACCCGATGGACGCTCTGAAGGGTCGAAGCGGTGCAGCCGAGTGGGTTAGTGCCTCGTCCGATCTGTGCGAGCCGTACTGTGTTCATGTCTTGGTGCGACATACGCCGCCCTGTGGAACCGCCCAACGAGAGCAGACGGCCTTCCCGATGTTCCGAGCCGACAGCAAGGATATCGACCTCTCGAAGGCTACTATCTCGATCAAGGGTAAGTGCAAGGCAGTGGAGCCCCAAGTGGATCGTATTGCTTCTGGCGCAGAGTGGCCCGCTGTTGCGGCCTAGTAGTCTAGCTTTTGTGGGCAGTGCCGGACTCTATCCGGCACTGCCTTTTCTTGTCAAGTGAGGGAGAACCTATGAAGATTGCCGGCGTTGATCCGAAAAACCTGTGTTCCGAATGTGTTCTTGTTCTGCCACGAGCAGAGCAGAATCTTGTGTTTCGTGCCAAGGGTCTGCCTGACATGGAAGAGTTTGAGGCGAAGTGTCCGCAGCCTAAGCCGCCGGGGAAGATCACCAAGGATGGCTGGGTGGCCAACGACAAAGACCCGACGTACCAACAGATGATGACTGAGTACGGCAAGAAGCGGCTTGGCTACATGGTCGTCCAGTCGCTCAAGCCTTCCGAGATTGAGTGGGACACGGTGAAGCTGGAAGACCCGCGCACCTGGAGTAAATGGGACGCCGATCTGAAAGATGGTGGACTCACACAGATCGAGTGCAACCGAGTGCTTGGTCTGGTGTTGGAAGCTAACGCTTTGGACGAAGCCAAGTTGGCTAAGGCGCGCGAAAGTTTTCTACTTGGTCAGGCTCCCATGCCGGCAGAGTTCTCTGGCCAACCCATCGCACCGTAGAGTACGAAGTCTGGAGAGCTTGCGAGCGTCTAGGGGTACGGCCACCCGGAGTCAAGGACTCTTGGGACGCCTGCGGTCTGGAGGCTCAGGCACTCATTATCGCCTTCAATCAGACGCGAAGCTATGACGAGAGCGAGCGGGAGGCTCAGTTAGCTGGGGCAGGGATGCCCCCGGGTCTTAGCAGCAAGTGAGGGCTTGAATGAAAGTCACTTTCAACTTCAAAGTTCCGGCACTGAATCTGGCTGGCTACAAGAAGGTCCTCGATGACCACATGAAGGATGTCATAACGCGAGCCGCGATTGACTGGCTGGAGGCCGTTGCTTTGAAGATACCGCTCTGGAGTGGAGCTTCGCGAGCGACCTTTCTCAAGCTCGCTCAAGAGGCGGGCTACAACCTGAATATGTCGCCCCAGCGATGGGGCCACAGTCGCGTTGGACAAGGGTTATCCGAGAGTACCGGGCATGTGATAACACAAGCGGATCGCGGTGTTTACACGTTCATCTACGGTACGACGCTGCCTTGGCTCGTCTGGAATGAATCCCATGATGCCAACACTGACCCCGATCCAACCAAGTGGCCCGGAACTGAGTTGCTTCAGCCGGGGCCTTATGGCTTCCAAGAGATTGGGGTGGCGTCGTTCAAGAAGTTTGCGGAATCCGTGAGACTCCCTAATGTCTCACCATTTATCACGTCCAGGTAGGTGCAGCAATGTCCGAGTCCATCATCAATACTCTTGGATTCAATGTTGATGAAGCCCTGAGCGCCCTTGCGCGCCTGGATACCGCATTGAAAACGTCCGGCACTGCCTTTGCGACTTACGGCAATGCTCTGGCGGCGTTTAATGCGTCGGCCTCGGCAGCCCTGCGCACAATGCAGGAGCTTTCGGCTGCTGCCTCAAAAGTTATTGGAATGGCTGCCCCCGCCGCCCCCGCTGCCACCGCTGCGCCCGCTTCGCAACTGTGGTTGCCACCGGGAGTGAAGGAAGATATTGCTGGGGTCAATAGTGCTTTGACACAGACCGGTCAGATTGCCAGCGGTGTCCCGGGTCAGATCAAGCCCATCGCGGCAGCGACCGAGGACGCCAATAAACAAGCACACGGAATGGCTCTTTCGTGGGAGATGATTGGCCGTATTATGATAACGCAAGCCATAGTACGGGCTATGTCTGCGATTCGAGATGCAATCAAGGATGCGTTTACGTCGGCGATGGATTTCCAAAAGGCACTCGGAGAAATCCAGGCGATTGCACCCCGTATCCAAGCGTCGATGAGTGATTTTGGCGATCCTGCGAGACTGGAGACACTGGCTCGGGAGGTTGCTGATTTTTCTAAAGCGTTTGATATTCCTTTGCCGAAGGCGGCTGAGGGTGTTTATCAAATCATGTCGGATCAGTTCACCAACGTGGCCGACCGTGCAAATGTGATGCAGGCGTCGATGGAGTTGGCGAAGCTCGGTGTAGCTGATTTTGATAAAGCAGCCACCCTCATTACCGGCACATTGAATGCCTATGGCATGTCGACGATTCAGGCTCGCCAGTTGTCGGCTGAGTTTTTTGAGACTGTTAAACTTGGTCACGTTCGTGTGGACGAGTTGGCTCAGGTGATGGGGCAAATTGCTCCAATAGCCGCTCAATTAGGCGTTAGTGTTCGTGAAAGTAATGCCGCGATGGTGTCCTTAACCATTGGTGGTTTGAGTTATGCGAAGGCGGCAACCGCAGTTCGCGGTGGAATGATGGCCCTTCTCAAGCCATCAGATGACTTGAAGAAAATTGTTCGCGAAATGGGTTTCGGATCACCAGAACAATTAGTTGCTGCTAGAGGGTATCAAGGGGCACTGCAAGCAATATCGGACGCAGTTGATGGTATGGGTGGGAAGATAGCTGGGGCTGTGCCGAATGTTCGCGCCTTGTTGGCTGAATTTCGATTGTCGAGCGAGGAGGGGGCGAAGAAGTACATTGAAGCAATGGAGGCTATGAAGAAAGTCACACCCGAGGCAATGGCAACGCTTCGCAAGGAGATGATGTCCATAGACGCCAATGCCCTGAGTAAAAGCTGGAACGAATTCAAAGTCAACATGACTCGTGACTTCGGCGAGGCTATGGTCTCGATCGGGCGGGGGCTAATGGAGTTTATCGGAGGGGCCGATAAGTTGACCGCCGCGATCATGGCTATTGCAGCCGCCGCCGTACCCGTTGGGGTAGCTATTTTAGGATTGGCCGGCGCTTTCACGTTAATGCACATCGCGATGGGTCCTATTGGCTGGGCGATTCTCGGTATTACAACCGCTCTCGGCACACTTGCAGGTGTGTCAACTTATCAATCTATGCGCGCTGTCCAGGGTATTCAGAAGGAGGCAAACGCGAGGCAGGAAGCAATACAGGAGCGGATGCAAGCCTTAAATGGCGTGTTGGCTAAAGAGTTGGAAGTCCAGCAGGAAGCCGATCGCGTTGCGCATGGAAAGTGGGAGGAGGGTGCTGCCGTCATTCGCGGCTCTTATATCAAGGCTTTGGATGAGGTCAAGGAAAAGAACCGCGAGATTATTGACAGCAGTCGTTTGACGATGGACGCAATGATTGCCGCCCAAGAGCGAGTTGTCGCAGCCTACAGGTCCGCAGCGGAGGCAAACGCGCGGGCTATTGATGACTCGAAGAAACGCTCGGAGGGTTTGACCGATAAGATTGACGACAAGAAGTTCAAGGACTTGAACAAAGGCATGGATGAAGGTGTCCAGGCGGCCAATAATCTCTTCCGGGCTATGGACCTGGCTAAGAATGCGGCTAACGAATTGGCTAACGCAAAGACACCCGATGACATCGCGAGGGCTCTTAAGGATTTTCAACGAGCGTCAGAGGCGGCGTCTCGCGCCGAGCAGCTTGCAGATAAATCGTCTAGTGGCATCCTTCGCCAGCGGGCTCAAGAAGCCATTCTATCTGTCATGCGGCAACAGCTTGAAGCCGAAAAGGAGTTGCAAGGTCTTCAGGCAAGGGCGGCCGAGGCGAATGCTGCGAAGGCGGCAAAAGAGCAGGAACGCCTTGCTTCTATGCGGGAGTCGATGAAGGCAATTTTGGAGGGGTTGAATTCCTTCGATAAGAAAGGTGAGCCGTTAAAAGGGCCTGAACTCGATGCAAATAAGGCGAAGCTGGAAAAGGCTCTGAAGGAACTTCGTGAGAATTTCCTGGCTGGGGATAAACTTGATCCGTCAGCCTTGTTGGACATGGACAAGCTGGGCAAGCGCATTGCACTGGCTGTGAGTGGCGGTGTTTCGGAGGCTCAGATTGACAAGCTCTTTGCGACTCCAACGGCAATCCAACAACTACACGACGACATTCAAAAGGGCATGGGTCCCATGCAGGTGTTGGTCGAAGCCGTTATGAAAGACCCAGCACTTGGCAAACAGTTTGCAGGCAAGTCCGCTGAGGACATATCCAATCTTGCCGGGCAAGAGCAGAAAGTCTTGCAAGATAGGCAGATGAAGTTTGCTCAGACGGCTGCCGATTTGAGAAAATCCGAAGCACTCTTGAATGAGCAGTTAGGGGACATGACTGCTGGCCTTGATAAGTTTGCGGAGGGGATTCGGGCGGCGGCAGTAGTGGCCACTTCGAGTCCGGCTGAGATGGCAAAGCGCCAATTCACCCCAGATAAGATTGAAGCCCTTGCGGACTTAGTTACCGCGATTAAGAGCATGGCGGCCGGCGATGCTAGTCCCGCAGCATACAAGAGATTGACCAAACTGTATGAGGAGTACAAGGAAGTCGCAAAACCCTCCGCTGAAACGGAAAAAGCTCTAAAAATAGTGATTGACGCCGCTAATCAGGCTCAACAAGCCTGGGATGCCGTTAAGAAAGGCAAAGAAGGGCTCCAAGGCGTTGAAAAGGATCGTGCAGAGATCGAGCGAAAACTTAAGGTCATTGACGATGCTTTGAAGGCGGCTCAGTCTAAGGCCGAGTCGCTTAAGGGCTCCACGGAAGGTGCAGAGGAAGGTGCAATTGGTGCTGAGGCTGCACTTGGAAATCTTAACCAAGTGGATGCTGGTGGCGCAATAGATGACCTCTGGATTTTGGATGATGCGGCTTGGGATTTGTGGGGGGATGCTGATGGCGCGGGTGCCGCTCTCGATGACTTGTCTGCAACGAGTATGGGCGGTTTGATTGGTGAGATTGATACCGCGATCTCTGCAATGTGGGATTTGGCCGACGCTGCATACGCTGCGGCGGCTGCGGCTGCTCAAGCTACGAGCGCCCAGTATGCCGCACACGGCGGCGTTGCTCGCTACTTCGCGTCCGGCGGAAATGTCGGCATGGATACGATCAACGCAAAACTTTCCCCGGGTGAGGTAGTCATCAATCCAAGGTCGGCCCGCAACTTTGCCTCACAGCTAACCGCAATGAATGCGGGGGTTCAACCAGTTTACCGGAGCGATGGTGGCTCCGTCACAAATATCGGTGACATCAACGTGAGTGTCACTGGCGGTGGGTCGAGTCGTCAGACGGCTCGGTCTATTGCCAGTGAATTGCGTCGCGAACTGCGGCGTGGAACGTCCAGTTTATAGGCCGGGTATGTAGCCCGACCGTCTGAGTCATGGCCCCGCAAGGGGCCTTTTCGTTTCTTGAAAGAAGTCACATGGACAAGCTGAACATTTCTCAGTCGGCGGTTGCAAACACGGTTCGTGCTCGCGGCAACGCCGATAGCATCAAGCCGCGCGGCCGCTTTGTGGTCGAGCACATCCGCGAAGGTAAGGTGATCGGCAAGTACGAGATCGACAATGCCATCACGAACGAGGGCAAGAACAAGTTGCTCAACGTGATGTTCCACGCTGTCTCGGCCATTTCAACGTGGTACATTGGTCTGGTGGATGGGGCCGGTGGTCCCACGCTGGCAGCCGGTGACGTGTACGCCCAGATCAATGGCACGAATGCGTGGGATGAGTTTACGGCCTATGATGTTGCTGGACCGAGTTCTACTGACCGTGGGACATGGACCGAAGGTACGGCGGCCAGTCAGTCGATTACGAACGCCTCCCCTGTGGTGTTTGATATTACCGGGGCCGGTAGTGTCTATGGCCTGTTTCTGGTTGGTGGCGGCACCGCTGCGATCACTAAGGCTGATGCAGCCGGCGGCGGGTCCCTGTGGGCGGCTGCCGCGTTTACCAGCGGTACGGTCACGGTCGGAAATGGCGACCAGTTGAAGGTCACCTACACCGTCAACGCCTAGTGCTTAGTGTGTCTCTCCCTCGTGTGGGCCGAGCCGGGCATCTGTGCAGGATCGTCCTGGCTCGGCCCACTTTTATGAAGTCCACCGTATGAAGGGGTGCTGCCATGTTGCTGTGGATTGAAGGCTTCGAGGGATTTGGCACCAGCAATGGGGCAGCACCCTCTCCTGCGAATGTCATGGCTCGCAAGTATACCGTGGCCTCTGAATCAGATTTCCTCATTGTCACCGGCCGCTATGTTGGCATGGCTCTGAAGCTCAATGCGGCCGGGGCCTATCTCCAACCGGCGAACCTGACGGTTGACCAGACCATGACTGTTGGACTGGCATACAAGACGCCACTGTCGGCGGACTTGGATTTCCTGACTCTCTACGATGGGGCTACCCGTGGTATTAACCTTCGGTCTACAACGGCCGGTGAGTTGGCGATCTATCGCGACAACACACAATTGGCGATCAGTTCTGGCCTTGGTCTTGTTGCTAATGCTTGGAACTACATCGAGTTGAAGGTGAAGTGTGCGGCCGACGGCACCTATGAGGTGCATGTCAACGGTACGCAAATTGCAGCCCTCACGTCAGCCAGTGCGAATACACGGGCGGGCGGCCACGACTTTCATACGACATTCCGTTTGAAAGCAATCTCAGGTGAGTCGCCGATTTTCGATGACGTGTACTGCCTTGATAGTACAGGCGCGAGAAACACATCGTTCCTTGGTGCCAAGCAAGTCATCACCTTGTTTCCAAATGGGGCGGGAACCTCGCAATGGATACCCTCGGCGGGCAGCAACTATGCCTGTGTGGACGAAAACCCCTCAACTGACAACGCAGATTATGTCAGTGGGCAGTCAGGTAATCTTGATCTGTACAACTACTCTGATGTTGATACGGGTGTTGCAGGCATTGTAGGGGTGCAGATCAACACGGAACTTCGCCACTCGGGCGTAGCCCACAATGTATCACAACAGGCTAAGTTGAGTTCGACCGAGACCGGAAATGCGAGTCAAGCGGCACCTGCATCCTATGCAACACTCTCTCGCTTGATGGAGCAAGACCCCACTGGCACTGATTGGACTGCGGCCAATATCAACTCTACGCAATTCGGCGTCAAGGTACTGTAGAGGTGTCCCATGTTGCTCATGTTCGACGGCTTTGATAGTCTCGGCACCTCGGGCAGTTGGAATCTGTCCCGCCGCTATCCGGTCATTTGCGCTTCAGGTATTTCTAATTTCGGCAGCATTGCGGCGGGGCAGATCAGTGGCTATGCCTTGAATTTCGACAGTAACAATGAATTCTTTCGTACATGGAAGTTGACCACGGTCGATACTGTAGTAATCGGTTTTGCACTGAAGCTCGTCTCTGGTTACGCGACTGCGGGCAACCATATCCTTAGTCTTTACGATGGGACCACTGAAGGCGTTGGCGTCTTTGTTGCCGCCAGCGGTGAATTGAAGATCATGCGTGGGGGCTCTGGTGGAACTCAGTTGGCAATCACCAGCGGCTTTGGCCTGACAACTGGCGTGTGGTATTGGTTTGAGTTGAAGGTTAAGTGCGCGACCTCGGGCGGGACTGTCGAGTTGCGGAGCGGCGGGGTGAATGTCGCAAGCAATGGCTCCGCAAACACCCAAGCCGGCAGTAACGCCTATCACGATGTCGTCAGTGTGTCGGGGGTTGCAAGTGCCTCGAAGTTGTTGGATGACCTCTATGTTCTCGACACCTCGGGCAGCATTCACAACGATTTTCTTGGACCTGTTCATGTTACTCGCCTGGACCCCGCGTCTGACAACGGCACCAATCAGTGGACGACGCAAAGCGGCAGCAATCATGCTGCAATGGTCGGTGATGGGGCAACGCTCGATAGCGATTCAACATACGTTGAATCGTCATCGTCCAGTGATGCCGAGATATGGGATTACGCTGACTATGTTGGCGATACCGTTACGTGTGTGCAGATTTGCACCGATGTGCGGGACACTGATGCTCAGAGTTTCTCGATTAAGAGCACTGCGAAGTTAGGGAGCACTTTGAACAAGAGTGCCGCCGCTGCTGTGCCCGGGGCGAACTATGCGACTGTTGTTCGCTTGATGGCGACCGACCCTGACGGCAACCCCTGGACTGCAGTGAACCTTAGCAACACCGCGTTCGGTGTAGAGGTGGCATAATGTTGCTATGGATTGACGGCTTTGAGGTATATGGCACCGGGACGACAGGCACAGCCCAGAGTCCAGCGGGGATCATGGCCCGCAGGGGCTACACGGCTACCACCGCTAAGATCGCGACAGGACGCTATGGCGGCTACTGCGCGAAAGTTACCAGTTCCGCTGAGGCGATTATCACGCCGGCCCTTACCACAAACACGACTTTGATTGTTGGATGCGCTGTATACCTGGACTTCCTCTCTGATGGAACGACCCCCACTGGAATCTTGTATCTGTCAAAGGATGCGACCAACGGGATTAACATTAGGTCTAATGCTCACGGTCAAGTGCTTGTCTATCTTGCCAATACGCTGTTGGCAACCTCTACGACCGCTCCGCTCCGTGCAAAACAATGGTTTTGGGTGGAGTTGAAAGTGGTCTGCGGGCTGAATGGAACTTATGAAGTGCGGATCAATGGGGTGAATGTGCTTAGTAGTGCAGATGCGGACACTCGCCCCTCGGGTCAGACCTACAACAATAAGGTCCAGTTGCCTTTTCACAACACGGTGGCTCACTACTTTGATGATCTGTACATTGCAGATGGCACGGCTGGGGTCAACGATTTCTTAGGCAACATGCGTGTGAGCATGTTGTCGGCTGATGGCGACACTGGCCAGAATGACTGGACCCGTAGTGCTGGCACAAGCAGCCACTACACGTATGTCGACGATGGAAATACGGTCAACGATGACACCGATTACGTGTACAGTGACACGGCCACACAGTACGACCTATTCGACTATGCGGCTGCCTCAAACTACTCAACTGTGATTGCTGTGCAGATGAATCTGGATTGCCGTAACGAAGACGCCACCAATCACAGTCCGATCCAAGTGGCAAAAGGTACAGCGACTTCTAATGGGAGTGCGACGGCGATTGGGACTACCAGCTACACTACGCAGCGCCGAGTCATGGAGACTGATGCGGATGGCGCGACCTGGAACCAGACGAATCTCAACGCCACGCAGTTTGGCTTCAAACTGTAAAACAGGGGTGCCCCATGACGACGAACGCTCGCGTTACTCGCCAGACTGTTGAAGCGTTGGGCGGTGCCTCGGGCAAAGTCCGGGTATCCCGACAGTTTGTCGAAGTGTTGGCCATTGTGCCGCCGGTGATAGTGGCTCGGCAGTCCGTTGCGGTGTTGGGGGATGCAGCAAGTGCCGTCGACGTGGACAGCACGGATACGTTGTCTCTCACATCACAGGCGTATGTAATCAGCTTTCGATTCATGTCCGCTGTGGACACCCTGAGTCTGACACACGATGTTGTTGCCGACTTGATTTATCCAGTTGTAGACACTCTGACGCTCAGTCACGATGCTGATGCTGAACTTGCACTGTCGCCAATTGTTATTGCTCACACTCTGACGCTCACTGATGAAGCGACCGTGGGGCTGAGTGTAGCTCGTCAGGCAAGCAATACACTGTCTCTAACAGATGGGGCTCTTCCGGGCGCTGTTCTAAATGTCAGCGCATCAAACACTGTCAGTTTGACAGATTCGTTGGTCGCTGATCGAATTCAACGAGTCGGCGATACACTCACACTCACGGACTCTGCGATTCTCCTTGCAGGGAATTATCGGGTAGTCGCCGACACTATCAATCTGAGCCACACGGCGACCCCGGGGCTTGTGGCGAATCTCTCGGCGAGTAACACGCTCAACCTGACTCACAACGCTCCAGTTGGGCACCCGATCAGCGTGTCAGCCTCCAGCACGTTGGTTGAGACGCGAAGTCGATATGACGCGGCAACAGACACTGAAGTCGAGTATCTGGTCGGGCTCCAGGACGCGGCAGGACTGGAAGCTGACCGGCAACTGCCAGTCGGCACTGTTCACAACCTACCCCTGTGGCACGTAGCGTTCGTGGAGCACGTCAGGGCGGACGGAATACCGGCCGAGGCTTCTGACAGCCTATCCCTTTCGGACGCAGCCTACGTCAACCAGACGCCCCTAGCGGCCGATACGCTGGCCCTGATGCAGACGGCTGAGGTGGTGGCCTCCAAAGCGGTCGCCGACACCCTAGTCCTGACTGACGCGGCAACGCTGAATGTCGTTTACACGCTCTCAGCGTCCGACACGCTGAATCTGCAACAATCGGTGGGCTGGTCTCGAATCACCCTGGGCGTTGAGAATATCTACAGCCCCTTCATAGGTTCGGGAGGGACACCGCCGCCCGCCACACTTGATGGTCCGATCGCTGGAATCGGAGCCTGCCGTTTCGTGTGGCCGCCCGTTTCTCCGACCGTGAATGTACCGTTGCGATCGCCAGAGTTCGGCAACAAGCAACGGCTCACTTGTCAGCGGATTAGCCGGGAGACTCGTGGTGGTACGCTCGTCACGTTTGCGGATTCGATCTGGCCGAAGCTCACCACACTGGTGTGGACGGTCACAGGTCTAACCCGTGTGCGAGGTGATGCGGTGCTCGCGTTCTTCTCGTCTTATCTTGGCCTGGAAGTGGGACTTGTCGACTACGAGCAGCGATACTGGCGAGGGGTGGTGTTGACTTTTGATCCGCTTGTAGAAGATTCTCCAGGATGTTTTACAGTCGGGTTCGAGTTCGAGGGTGATCTTGCGGAATGGGAGTCATAATATGGCACTGCTCTGGATTGAAGGCTTTGAGACGTTCGGCACTGTGGACAGTTCGCCCATCAACGCGAATCTGATTCGCAAGTACGCCGCCCCTATCAATGCGACTCTGTGCTACCTGACGCCGGGTCGCACGGGTAAGGCTGGGATGATGGCGACTACCAACCCGGCTCAGAGCTTTTCGACGCCACCCTTTACACCCGCCAGCACCATTGTTGTCGGTTTCGCGATTAAGGTGGATGTGATCGGTTGGGCATACGATCTGATTAGGTTCTACGAAGGCGAGTCGCTCTACCACTTAGGGCTCCAGATCGTCAACTCTGGTGCCATCCGAGTTAATCGGGCTGGCACAACGCTGCCCGGCGAGAGCACGACCAATATCCTGGCGGCCGGGCAGTGGTACTACATTGAATTCCGAACCACCATTGGTGACACGGGCTCCTACGAAGTTCGCGTCAATGGAGTGACGGTGGCCAGCGCCACGGGCATCGACACACGCAATGGCGGCACAGGGCTGATCGACCGGGTTCAGTTCCGTGGTTTGGAATTCTCGGGTTCCTACTATGTCCGCTACGATGACATCTACGTGTTGAACACTTTAGGCGACAACAACACCTTCCTCGGCAGCCAGATTGTGGAGGCCGTCTACCCAACCAGCACCGTGCGAGGCGATTGGACGCCCAGTGGGAGCACTAATAACAGTTGTGTTGACGAGAACCCGACGAACGATGACGCGGATTACGTGTCGTCCAACATGGTCGGAAACAAAGACCTGTACGGGATGGGGAGTCTTACACGCATCAACGGAAACATCAAAGGCGTTCAATTGAATGTGGACGCCCGCGTGACGGATGTTGCGCCGCTCAATCTACGCCCCGTCTTGAAGGCAGGCGGGGTTGAGACGCCGCAGGGCGGCCAGGTGGTTGTGAACACCGGCTACAAGGTCTATACAATCTTGCAGGAACAAAATCCCAGCACAAGCGCGCCTTGGACTGTGGCGGAGTTGAACACAGTGCAGGCGGGAGTCGAGCAGGTGACCTGATGCGAGTGACCCGCCTAACCGTTGAAGCACTCGGGCCCGGTCCGAGTGCTGTGAGAACAAGCCGAACCACCCTGGAAGTTTTGGGCCAGGGTCCGAGCGTGTTGCGGGCGAGTCGCCTCGTCACTGAGGTACTTGGCGAGCAAGTAGCCCCTCAACTTAGAGCCAGCCGGATTGTTGCGGAGGTGCTGGGCAAGTCAGCGGCGTGGTTGCAGACGAGTCGGTTGGACTTGGAAGTGCTGGGTGTCTCGACAACTGAACTTCGAGTGAGTCGGCTGGGTTTCGAGGTTCTTGGCGGGTTGGTGGGGATGTGCGCATCCCAGCTTCAATTAACGGATGTTGCTGGGGCGGTGTTGATCGCAACTAGTAGGGAGTCAAAACGCATGTTCATTTTCGAGGCACCCTATCCTGCGATTGTTACTACTACGATATTGCCGAATCTGCAGTTCTCAGATTCGGAGCAACTGCTTGATTCGGTCAGCCGTAAGACAGCCGTCGATGGTACACGATACACGTATGTCAAACGGCGTTCTCGCAAGAAATTCCACTGGCCTTTCAGGCTCTCTCGTCCCAAGTCACTAGAATTGTTTGAGTTCTACCGAGCATACAACGCCGTGAAGATACGGGTCACCGATCACAACGGCCGGGTCTGGTTAGGATATTTTACGACCAATCCTTTGGAATTGGATGTCACCTCCAAGGCGGCTCCGGCAATTACCCCATTTTTGCGCGGCGAGCTTGTGAACGTGGATGTCGAATTTGAAGGCACAGAAGTCTAACTTCAAGCGAAGCGAGGTTACCATGCGTAGCATTTCGTCAAATGGTCTGGCCCAACTCGCTCAGCGGTACGGCGGAGAACCGATTTACCTCATTGAAATAGACTGGGCAGATGTTGCAGCACCGAAGTGGTACGCGGATCGTGATATGCAAGGCATCCCCGGCAAAATCCTTCAGGTCAGTGACTTGGATAATGTCATCAATGTTCTCAAGAACAGCAGCAGCCAGGATTTGGAAGTCACGTTGGATGATACGGATGGCTCCATTAAGCAAATCATGGATGCCCATGATGTGCAAGGCCGAACTGTGCGCGTCTATCAATACTTCTCTGGGCTGGCTCTGGTCGACAAGTTCTTGTTGTTTGCCGGACGCATCTCGACGCCTATCACTTGGAGTGAGCGGGATCGGACGTTCAAATGCACGATTCTCAGTCGCCTTGAAGATAAGGAAATTGGGTTCTCGGCTGAGGAGGGTCAGTTCCCCTTGTTGCCCGCAGATTTGGTTGGCAAAGTCTGGCCTATGGTCTTTGGCAAAGTCTTTGATGTACCCGCTCTACAGATAAAGCACGCAGTAACCGGCATCACAATGGCTTCGGTCGGGGCTCTGGCAGGGGCTGCTGAGCACCTAGCGCTGCCAATATATGATAATGGCACAAATCACGACCCCGAGAAGAAGAAACAGAAGGCCGAGGATGCTATTGAAGAGGCTGCATTGGAATGTTTGGAGGGGTATTGGCGTAAGAGGGATGATGGGCGGGCGGACGAGTATGCACGCCAGCGCGAGGAGTCTGAATCTAAATCATTTACGTATGTTACAACTGATTTTAGTTCCTGTATTTGGATAGATCGGCAAAAGCAGGTTAAAGATGCCGAGAAAGCAACCGGCGGACATAATCCGTTGCGAGTTCTGGGCGGCACTGAGTTCCCGCAGCGACGAGTAATCACCCTTGACATCAATGGGTGCCTTTTCACAGGCTTTTTCCGGGGTGAAATGTTCCATATTCAGAGCCGCTATTGGCCTGACGGGGACGCGGAGGCAAAACAAGATTTTGAGAGCCGTAGAGACAATTGCAACAGAGTAGTGTCACCGGCCGGGCAAGTTGTCACAACCAGTGGAGAGACGATTACGACAACTGGCGGCCAGATCATCCGCGTGTTTTGGGCAGAGGCGGGGGCGACTGTGCGAATGCACAGTGCAGAGCCGTTGACGTATATCGTGGCGATCACTCCAGGTACGGGCGGCATTAGCAACACAGGGGTGTTTGCTGTCAAGGCATTCAAGCAGTTTGTCGGTCAGCAAGGGCTTGTTAATGTACCTCGAAATCTGTATCGGGTTGAAGTGAAGAATTACGGCTCGATCACAGCCGTGCAGGTTGTGCTAAAGCGTGCCTTGAGTAGCGTCACAGACGGCGGTTGGAGCGATGACATCTATGTCACGTATCAGTCGTCCATCGGCCCAAACATTGTGGACATTTTGAAGTACCTGATCGACAACTACACCGATCTGGACTACGATACCACAACATTCAATGCAGTGGCCACTAAGCTGACGGCATTTCCGGCGAACTTCCCGCTCTTGGAGCGGAAGAACGCGATCACAGTCTTACAGGAGATCGCCTATCAGGCCCGGTGTGCTTTGTGGATTTCCAACGGGGTCTTCTATCTCAAGTATTTGCCGGAGGAGCCTGAAGGGTTGGATGTAGTAGACACGATTACAGTGTCAGACATTGATGCGGAGAATAGCCTGGAAGTTGACTTGACCCCCACGGAAGACCTTGTAACCAAAATGACGGTCAAGTGGCGTATGTCGTGGGCCCCGGGGGCGTCTGATCGTGAGAAGGACAAGTCTGAGAAGACGCTGATCTTGCGACACAACATTACTCGCTATGGGGTTCATGCTGAGGATTACAACTGGTACATCTACAATCAGCCCGATACTGTACTCAAGTGCGCGACCTTTTGGCTCATTCGCAAGTCGCACACTTGGAAGCGCGTGAAGTTCAAGACGTTTCTGCACAAACTGAATCTGGAGACTCTTGACTGCGTAACATTTGATGCGAGCGGTTACGTTGCGTCTGGGCCGGTGAAGATGATGGTCGAGAAGGCAACCTACAATTCGGCTGATAATCTGATTGACTTTGAGTGTCTTGTCCCGGTTCGGGCGGGCACCATGTCGCCGTATGACCTGTACTGGCCCGCTCAGGTGGTTGTGGATCACACTTGGCCGCCACAGGCGGATATTGATTCAGGGGACGCTGGCGGTGGCGGCATCGGACAGCAGGCTGTTGGGGCGTTGCCGATCGGCTACACAGAATTGACGCCGAACTTCGGCGGAACCGTCTACGTGGCCGGACCGAACGTGATCTTCCCGCCGTTCTCGGATTGGGGTGACACACATCCGACCGACCTGAATTTTGTCCCGCAGCCGATTAACAATCCCACAGGCGACACGCAAGTGCCAGATTCGGAACCTCGGCCAAGTCCTAATACCAGGCCCAAACATGCGGAGTCGACGCCCCCTAGAGTGCCTCGAACTCCAACAAGTAGAGACGGCTCTAAAGGGACAAAGGGAACTGAGGGCCTGGTGATTGACATTGCAAATACAACTGTTATTGACTCCAGTGAGGCAATCAGTGTTGCTGAGGAGGAGGAACTCGGCGCGCAGTGTGTTGATGAGTCAAGACGGTCTACGTTTAAGACAATCTTTCACGGGATCACTGATGGTGGTCAGATTACGCTTCGGATGGGTGCGTTGGTCGCGCATAGTGGCTACCCAGACGGCGGGCCGCTTTCCGACGTGTTTGCTATCACTGAGCGACAAGATGGGGTCGAAATGTCTGAGCTTGATGGTTCGATGGTTGAAATGCCTAGCTATCGCAATCAATTAGTGCTTGATATGTCGGCTCGGGTGGCTGCAGACAACTATCCTGAAGGGGCCGCTCTCAACAACGTGTTTATACTTCAGGCCGATGATGCTAATGTTGTTCGATTGTGCAATCGCACAAATGCCTACTACTCAGATGCTGAAAATTCCAAGGAATTCGATTTCCGGTTCGACACAGAAGGCGAAAAGTGGGGCGCTGGCACCGCTTTCCTGAAACCCGAGTAACCCTAGAGGAGCCAACTATGGCAAAGAAGTGGATTCAGAGTGCGATCAAACATCCGGGGGCTTTAACGGCAAAGGCTAAGGCTGCGGGAATGTCCCTCAGCCAGTTCATGGCCGCCCCACACAAGAACCCGACTACCCAACGTCAGGTGAACCTCGCTAAGACCCTGCGCAAAATGAGGAAGAAGTAACATGCAGAACTGTGGAATGCTACAATCGTGTGATTCTACGATCACGATGGTCCCCAATCCTCCGCAAATGCCAACTCAGCCGGTAGCCGACTACACACCCGGCAACTGTGACCCAGGTTGCTGTTGCGCCTACCCTGATCCTGCGGGCGATCCAATGAATGATCCGATGATGGGAGATTGATACCAGGAGTTCAAAAGGGCCGCCCACCTGGGCGGCCCTTTGCATTTGAGGGAGACAGCTATGGAAGCCGCCTTTTCGTGGTTGGGCCAAATCTTTGATGCGATACTGAAGTTCTTCCCGCGCGTGCTGATTATCCGCGCGACGCACGGCGGCGTGAAGTGGGTTCGAGGCAAGCACATCAAACCCTTAAATCCTGGCTGGCATTGGTACTGGCCCCTCTTCACGGAAGTGGAGGTCATTGTCACTGCGAGGCAGACGCTTGCGATTCCCGACCAAGTGCTGGCGACCAAGGATGCTGTTAAGGTCGTGGTAAAGACGCTGGTCGTCTATCGAATCCCTGATGTCATCAAGGCCATTGGGAAGATCAACTGGGATTGCGATGTGACTGTCAACGATATGACCCAAGCGGCCGTTGTGCATGTCATTGCCACGCACACCTACAAGGAGATCATGGAAGGGATTGCCGATGAGAGCCTCACTAAAAAGCTCACCCACGCGGTACGTCGAGAACTGCGACAATTTGGCGTCCACGTTTCGCGTTGCAAGTTGGTCGATTTCGCGGAGACGCGATGCTACAAGTTGATGGTCTCTTCACCAGACAAGTCTGGACAAGCGACCTACCAGTATTATCACTAAATGAAACAGGCACACGGCGCGAATTGCGCCATGTGCCTGTTTTGTTAGACTGGGTTCTGATAGGCAAATGTGCCAAAGTATTCAATGGCTGCTTGGTTATAGGCTCTGGCGGCGGCTATCTTGTCGACAAAGAGACCGAGGTGGATGGCCGTTTGATTAACTATGATTTGGGCCTGCCATTTGCGGCCTCGTTTGTGCCAGAAGACGCCTTTATAACCTGACGTATTTAATCGAGTGGGTCCTCGATTTGCACCGTTCTGCGATTTTGTTGCCGGCCGAAGATTTGCGCGTCTGTTGTCTAGTGGCCGTGTGTTATTGCGATGGTCAACATATTGTCCAAGTAGACCCGCCCGATGGGCAACTTCTCGGTGCATGAGGACGTGGTGTTTACCTTTCGAGCCTCTTGATGCGCGAACTGCATACGGACGCCCGTCCGGTCGAATCGACACGCACCATGTCCATTGCGTGAGAAAGTCGTAATCGCAGTCATCAACAATGGCGACCTTGCCTTGTGTCAAAGGAATTTGCTTCATTGGGGGTTACCTATTTGATCGGCTGTCTCACTGAGCAGGCTTTACAGCCGTCCAGCTTCAACACTATGCTCGCTCTGTTACCGGACGCGAGATTCAGGCAGCGGGCCTCCACGCACAGTGATCCATTATCCCGTTGTGTGCAGCGGAGCATCCGTTCACTACAGGATGGCCACACGGGGGTGAGAGTATTGCCACTCTGTTCATAACCTTCGATTTGTGGCGGGTCTACACCTTCAGTGTACTCGATGCGTCCGTCTGGGTGAACGACTGGCTGGTACTGTCGCAGGACCGTGTTGTCAATGACGAGTCGAACGAGTGGGTACTGGGCGTGGGGAGGCCCGCCGCCGTAGACGATGTATTTTACACCGTCGCTTGGGGTGTCGGGACAGTCTTGGCAAGTCATTGCTGTCTCTCCTGGCAGGCTTGGCATTGGGTGTGCGCCACTCGATGGCCGAATAGGGGTGCTTGCGGGTTGTTGCAGCGAGTGAGCACGTTGATGCAGCCGCACAAGACTAGGCGTACCGCTGTCGCGTGCCAGAAGATGCACGCAGGCCACAAGGACACGAAGCGGTAGGGGTCATTGGGGTCCCGCTCGTAACCGTTGATGTCTTTGGGCGGTTCTTCAAACTTATCCCCGTTCCGTTCGTAGACGATTGTGTCACCCTCGAAGCGGACTTTGCGGTCCCTTCCTTCCTTGTGGGGCGGCAGTGTGTCGGCTAGTGTTGGCATTGCCGGTACTCTCGCTATGATATGTATGATACTTCAGCAACCACATAAGACCCCAGAACCTCGCCGGGGTGGGACATAGAAGGGGGCCATCCAACAATCCCAGTCATATTCGGATTAAGTTGCAAATACGTGAATGTCCCTGCTAGGGGGTGATCGGCGGCTATGGTGAAATAGAAAAAACCACTAGTCGTGACGAAACTTGGCGATCCGTCCACTGTGACCCACCAGCCAGTAGAGTAGTAAATTTTTATATCGTAGCGAGGGTTAGAACATCCGCACCAACCCCGTTCGATTGCGGTTTCGAGTTCATCAATCATTCCCTCGGACCACAAATCAAGCTCTGTATCAAAGGTGTTTTCACCGCAAATGTCTACCAGTTTGTCACGCGCGACTGTTATATCGTCGACTGACCACACATGGGGGTCAGTTACCAACTCGATTGGTTCAAGTGGTTCGCAGCCGCTGTCGGGGTCGGTACAGAGGTCGTTAATGTCTGTCAAGAGGTCATTCCATTGGTCCAGTGTAAATGGACCATCGTCGTAGTAGGGCATAGTTACAATCCTAGCAAGAGCATGGCCCGGTAGACCTCCGCCGTGGCGAGACAGTCGGCCAAGGCGTTATGGGCGTTCTGATTTATGACGTTCAGCCTGTTGCACAGGGAACCCAACCCGACCCGGTTGAATGGTAAATCCTCCCCGTGGAAGGTGGCCTTGTCGTTCAGGGCCACCGCGTAAAGCATCGGATCGCGGGCATGGCTGTGGAACAGGGTGTCTGTTTGGTCGGGCCCGATCCACGCTTTGAGAAAGCTACTCTCGAAGGCCCAATTCTGAACCAGAGGCACCAGCATCTTGCCGCATGGCAGTTCGAGCCCGTCGACCCACTCGATGAGCAGGTCCTTGACTCGTTCCTGCTCAGGGGCGTAGAGCATGAGTTCTTCGAGGCTGATGCTATTCACCTTGAAGGCCATTTTCTCAACCCGCTCAGGGTGCTCCGGCCGGATGTTAGTGTAGAAAGGTCGAACATCTTTCAGTGGTCGGATGTCGCTGTCCAAGGGCACCGCGGCGATCTGGCAAATCTCATGGTAGCCCGGCCGGCGGCCCGTGGTCTCAAAATCAACCGCTGCCAGCAGATTCCCATTCAGATTGATGAGCCCCGAGTAGACCTTGGTCATGGTTTGTTCTGTAGTTGAATGTCGTTGCAAGGGAGGTCGTTTAGGGACATTGGCAACAGCCCCTCAGCGATGCGTTGTTGAGTGTCTTGAAGGCACATGAAATTCCAAATCGCCATCGCCAGATGCGGCTCGTCTCGGTCGCCCCGCAACCATTTGAATGCGTGTCTCAGGCCACTGTCCATGTATCGGGACAGATTGATTCCCTTCTCCCAGTTGCGGGACGCATACTTATTTGCCCCTGCCTCGAAGACTTTTGCGACTTCAATCAAGGCGCGGACGGGGAGCAAGTCCATACGCCCCTTACCTTCTTGTCCATCCCTGACGGCCCCGGTGCCAAACTCGGTTCGCGTTCCTGAGTCTTTGATTACTGGATCAGCCACTACTCTCACCTGGGCTCGAAGGATAGGTTGGGGACGTACTTCTTGTTGGAACTGCCGGTCTTGATGGCGAACTTGACCGGCATCTTCTGGGCGCACCGCTTCCGACTCCACTGTCGGCGTTGGTCCTCACCCAGCCACTCATAGAACTTGTCGTAGAAGTCCTTGAAGAGAATGGATTCACCACTCTCGTGACAGTTCTCGGTGATGAACTGCTCCAACTCACTCTGGTTGAACTCCTGGCTGGTCAACTTTGCCGCCGTCTCGATTACCGGCAGTCGCAGCCGGCATTCGATGGGCGGCAGTTCCACGTTCAACAGCGTGTGCATGAAGTGCGATGCCTCTTCCTTGAGATTCTGCATCATTATCTGCCGGGGTACATCCACCAGAAGATCATTGACCTGGATCACGGTGATTCGGCTGTCGCCTGGGTAGACCGGGCAAAAGGACTGGTCGTTGGCACACTGCACCCAATGGGTCGTGTTGGCCTGGGTGTAGGCGTCAGTCCGCATCTTTCGGATGTTGATCTTCTTAGCAGTGATCCACTCTTTGATGCGGCCGTGAGCTACTGGGGAGGCTGCTACATTTGTCTCCTCCACAACACACAGGATGGCATTGGCGAGTTCCCCGTTGAACTCGTTGCCCTTCGCTAGTGACTTTTCAGCCTTGACAATGCCTCCGGTGACCAACACCTCGGACAAGGCTTCGTGAAACATTGATTTGCCGCAGTTTTCATCACCAAAGAAAAACAAGTACGGCAACTGCTCAAAGGGTTCGCGAAACATGCACGCGACCCAGGTCAGGAGATACTGGGCCCCAGACTTGATTCCCATTCGGATCGCCCACGGGGCCTCTTTAATAGGTGCATCGAGGTTGGTCCCGAGATGGCGGTAGATCATATCCCAGTGCGGGTGCTGATCCGCTGTGTCAGAGGGTTTGAAGACGAATTGGGGTGAGTCCATATTCCATTGCCGGCCGCCCGGATACTCCTCGCGGAAAGGGAGGTTGATTAGACGCCAGTGGCGGCAGATAGCCCCGCCCATTGCCACCTCGGCGTCCAGTTTGCTCATTCCTTTGTTCTGGAGGACCAGCTTGACGTTGCCGGCGTTGTGGCGCACCCAAAGTTTGTCTTGTGCGTGCAATACCCACCCCGCCGACTCGCCGCCCGGTGTGATGAGGGTTCGCACGATCTCGTCGTGATCTTGGACTTCATTCTCGTCCAATTCTGATTCAATCCGTTTGTCGAACTCGCGCACCCACCGGGTCTTCTTGTTGACCCAGCCTTTGATGGCCTTCTCGTCTGTCTTGTCCCGATCCACGATGCAGACGATCTTACCGTCACTGAGCTTCAGGCTGACAGTGCGGCCGCCCCAATCAGCAGGGAGGGTAATCGTTTGCCCGACCGCCTCGGCGGCTTTGACCGCACAGGTGGAATCTGTAAAGACGAATGTTTTCGCTTCTGGGTCCTTCACGCCGCCGTTGATCTTGCAAGCGGTATCAAAGTCCAGCAGCCGGTTGAAATAGCAGGTGGTCCAACCGTTGCCATCCTGAGTCCAGGTAGGGGTTTCGTTGATTCCTTGGCTGAAGCGAAAGACGCGCCAGCCGCCCTTACTCAGTGGAAACAGGAAGCAGTTGGGTTGCCCCTTGTCCTTACCCTGGCTGTTAGTGAGGAAGGCGCCAACGAGTCCAAGACGCTGGCGGCTTTCGGGGTCGTTAATCAATTCCTGCAAACCCACGGTATGCGTCTGCAGCAGATGGTGATCTTCGACCCAGATGGTAGAACAACCAGTCTCGCCCAGGGCTGCAATAACGGCCTTGTGGCTGGCGTCCAGCGGGATGGCGTTTCTTGAAGACGCCATTGCCTCGAAATCGTCGGGCACGCCGCTCAATTTGACTTTGGCCCGCTTACGGCTGACCACCTCGATATGGTCGCGCCAGTTAAGCGGAAGGTCGGCAATGGTCAACACTTGGGGGGCGGGTTTCAGCAGTGCGAGGCCGTCGTGAGTCAGTTTGCGATGCCACAACCACATGACTTGTCCACATGCGTCAATCTGGCCCGCGAAGTCGAAGTTCACCTCGCTGGACATCATCCCCAGCACGCAACGCGCCAGGGCGGCGTGTTCGGTGTGGTTGGCGGTAGGGATGCCGTCAAAGCACACATACAGGTGAATGCCTTTCCCTCCAGTGCTCCGGCGCACCTCCACGTAGGGCAGGGCTTTGGCTGCCTCACAGACCCTAGCCAATTCCTCGTCCGTGACGCCGACGCCCTTGGCATGTCCAGTAATGCTGTCCACGTCGAAACCGCACCACAGGGATTGGCGATCCGTCCATCGCCAGCCCGTAGCCCCGATGCCTTCAGCGTGTTCTTCGAGCGGGAAGCACAATTCATAGTCGACGGCTTCGGGATTGTCGTGTGCATTCTTCGGTGAGCGGATGTTGTGCCATGTTACCAAACCGTTGGTCCAGGTGTTGCGCCTGCCAGCTACCGCCTCGCCATCGCCCTGTCGGACGTTCAATTGCACCTCCAGGGATGCAGCACCTCCGGCCGCCAGGAAGCGGTCAATAAGGTCACGCCCCGGATGAGTGTTGAGTCGAGACGTGAGGTAGGAGTCTATCGCTTGGGTGACCTTCATCGGTGTTCCACTTCTTGTTGTTCTTTATCAGACAGATTTCAGCAGGGCTGACGTTGAAGCGGGCCCCTAGTGATTTGCATGTATCAGATGATGCGCGGATTGCTTCCACCTGTGTGCGACAGAGTTTGTGGCGTCCGTGTCCTTCGCCCTTGGCTGTCCTTCCCTTCAAGTGACAATCGTGTCCGTTGTCCTTTTGCGTCCCCAGGAATAGATGCTGTGGATTTACGCACCCTAAGTGTCCGTTGTCGCAGATATGAAGGACAAATAATTCTCCTGGGTCTTGGTCGTGTTCAATCCGGTAGGCTATACGACTAGCACCGTATTGCCCGCTCGGGAGTGAATAGCAGCCATAGCCGTTACTATAATGAGCACCCTGCCACTCCCAGCAGGCGTCTGGCCCGCCGCTTTGGTCCACCTTGGACCAGAATCGCTCAATCTCTTCCGGTGTGAGTACCGGGATTGGTTTCGTCTTCATGGGTGTTCCTATACGGGGTGCTTCCGGCGTCCACGGAATTGGCCATAGCTGTACTTAATTCGAGCCACTACTGCGCTTGTTGTGCCAAAGCGGGACGCTAGAGCATCGTTTGATTCAGTAGAACTTCCGATGAAAAGATATTGCTTGTCAGTTACGTGCCTGCTTGGGACTCCCCTGTGTTTGCGGTGGGAGTCTTCGTTATTGTCTCGTTGTGTGCCAAGAAAGAGATGCCCAGGGCAGCAGCAATGCGAATTATCGCACTTGTGACACACCAAGAGTTCGCCCGGGTCTTGCTGGTTTGCTAAGTAATAGGCAACTCTGTGGGCAAGGTAGTTGACACCCAGGAAGTGTACTGAGCCGTAGCCCCTCCCATTTGAGGTGCCTTGCCACTCCCAGCAGCCGGTGGCTCCGCAGCTTTGATCCACTCTGGACCAGAATCGTGTGATGTCTTCCGGTGTGAGTACCGGCATCGGTTTTGGTTTCATGTGCCGCGTCAATCTCGGAGTTCGTGTAAACGCGCCGCGATAGCGCCTCAGAAATCTGCCCGCCTTTCTGTATATACGACCGTGAAAAACAGACATTGTGCAAAAGAAACAGTGGAAAATACTTGAAAATGTTTCCTGTTTCCTTTTGCACAATCAGGCCAAAGTCCGGTCGTATATAGGCAGAAAGCACAACGCAGCGCCGCAAATAGGGCAGCTATGACTGACCACGCCATAGACATCCCGATCGACGATCTCGTGGAGCCCCGCATAATCCTGAGACTGGTGGACAAGAACAGTGTGGAGTACCTGGAGCTAAAGGATTCAATCGCGAGACATGGCTTCCTGAACTCGATCTGTGTGAGGCCCGGCCCGACAGGTAAGTACGAAATCGTTGAAGGCATGTACCGCTACAACTGCGGTAAGGATTTGGGCCTTCCAATCATCCCCGGCATCGTGAAGCACGGTCTGACGGATGAAGATGTGCTGGCCCTTCAGATTCAAGCAAACGCTATCCGGCCGCACACGAAACCCATCGAGTTTGCCCGACAACTGAAGAAGCTGATGGAGCACAACTCCGGCATCACAATGGCTGGGTTGTCGCGCCTGGCGGGCAAGAACTCCAAATGGCTGGCCGACATGCTGGGGCTACTGCACCTGAAAGCGGATGAGCAAAAGGCTGTAGACCGAGGTGAGATTCCCCTGGGGAACGCCTACATGCTGGCTAAGATGCCGAGTAATGCCCGGAAGCAGTTTATCGACCAGGCAAAGACACTCACGAATGCACAATTTAAGCCCATCGCTGCTGCCTTCATAAAGACGTTCCGCGAGGCTTCACGGCAGGGCAAACTTGAGGCTTTGTTTACTGCGGAATTCAAGCCAGTAGCCTACCTTCGATCCCTCAAGGAAGTGCAACAGGAGTACAACGGGCGAGACCAAGGGGC